TGACATGGCAAATTTTCTCTTTAGAATTTTTGACCCCATCAGCCGCATTGCCGACAACACCGACAGGCTGGAAGCAATCGAAGCGAGTATGGAAAGCGTGAAAACGGATATATCGAAAATGGTTCGTGACGGATTATTCTTGAAACGATGACAGGATATTGCTACATAGACGGAATCGATATTTACGACGAATTCGGCGTTATCGTAGAGGGCGACGGATACGACAAACTTCTTTCCTTTCCATCGCTGAAAGAACCGGACAAAAACGACTGGCCTGAGGAAAACGGCATTGAGGTCGATCTTTCCGAGCCGCGATTGCAACACAAGGAAATCACCGTTCGTTTCGCACTTGTTCTAGGATTCAGCTGGATGCCTTTCTACGCCTTCCTTTCCTCTACCGGCTATCGCACGTTGAATATTCCCGCTCTCGGCAGAACATGGACGCTGCGCGTTTCGGAGATGCCGGAACTCGAAGTATTCGATTCAGCCGCATTGTTTTCCGTGAAGTTTGTTGAGGATAACCCCACAATTCCTTCCGGTTATCCGGATGCAAATGCCGACATCGGGCTTCCATGTGCCGTCACGCTTGACGGGAAAAGGATCGACAAATACGGCATTATCATTACAGGAGGTCTTGACGAGCTGGAACGATCCCCGAAATTGAAAAATGCACTTGCACGAACGAATTTGCTGATGAACGGGCAAACCTACGATGCCGATTTTGTTCGTTTTGCACAAAAGGAGGTAACGTTCGGATGCTGTTTGAGCGGCGCTCAAACGGAAGATTTTTGGAATTTGTACAACGCCTTTTTCGGTGATCTGCTCAAACCAGGACTACGGACGGTTGGGTATAAAGGGAAAAATTACACGGCCTACTACAGTAAAACGGATAACTGGAAACTGTTATCGCATATCGGGGAAGTGGTGTGCGAATTTGATCTGACGCTGTGTTTCAACGCGTTTGCAATCAACAGCGAAATCGAGGTAATAGACTTCCTCCCCGATGTTAAAACAAAACACGGGGAGGGTCGATACCTTATACACTACCGAACAGTTGAAGATGGCGAAGAAGGTAAATTTTTCACGAACTCGTCTTCTTTAAAAAGTGTCATCGACCAAATTGCGAAAGAGGACTTCCCGTTCATTACTATCATCAAGGCGATAAAGTGCGGGAACGGGAAGATTTATCAGTTCACATAATGAAAACATGTATCACATTCAGGATAAGCGACACTGTCAAGGCAACACGGCTGATTGAAATAGACGAATTGCTGCGAACGTATCTGACATACGTGAGCGACAGAAAATACATTGTCGAAACGGAAAATAAAGAAATTATCGCGGAGATTTCGAGGAAGTTTTCTGCGGCGGGAATAAAACACGAATTCAACGAAGAGAATATATGAAAATATACAACCCATCAGGAACGGAAATACTCGACGTACTCGTTGACGACAGTTCGGTGCGCTATCGCTCGATCATGAACGACGACAGCCTTACGCTGAATTTCTCGCTCACCGAGAGCATCGAAATTCCGCTTTATTCGTATGTCGTGTTCGAGGGGTCGCGCTATACTCTGTGGCGTCCGGAAGAGTTTAAGAAAAACGGCACACGCAATCACGAGTACACGCTCACCCTGCACGGATACCGCGAGTTTCTGAAATTCGTGAAATTTAAAGACACTTCAGCGAAGCCTTACCGGCTTAAATTTTTCCTCACCGGGAAGCCGGTTGATTTCATGAACATGCTTGTCGATTCGCTGAACGACAAGGACGGCGGATGGACTGTCGGCAGTTGCATCGACGCATCGGAAAAGACGTTGTCCTTTAACCACGAATACTGCCTCGACGTGCTTGCACGCTTGGCGACGGAATTCAACACGGAATACGAATTCGAGGGAAAGAAAATACACCTGCGGAAGGTGGAGAAATTCAAGGATGATCCGCTGCCGCTGAGCTACGGCAAAGGAAACGGATTTCTCCCGGGCGTGGGCCGTTACAATGATGGCGACAAACAGCCGATTGGACGATTGTACGTACAAGGTGGGGAACGCAATATCGATTTTTCGACATACGGCAGCAAAACATTGCTGTTGCCTAAATCGGCAACGCTTGAATACGGCGGTAAGACCTACAGAACCGATGCGGATGGAATGTATATCACCCGAGACGGGAACAGCAATACGGCAGAAGACAGTTTCGACGCCGGCGGGATATATCCGTCACGCGTGGGAACTGTTACGGCCGTGGAAGTGATCGATGCAGAAAAAAATTTCTATGACATTATAGATTCGACTATCCCCGAGGCGCTTGATTACGCAAATTGCCGCATTGCCGGCGAAAAGGCGACAATCGTGTTTCAAACCGGTGCGCTGGCTGGAAGGGAATTCGACATCGAACAGACCGACGGTGCACTTACCGGCTACATCCACGCCGAGCGCCGCTTTAAAATTGTGCCCGCGGAGCTGGACGGCATCGTGATGCCGGGGGGAGTTTTTGTTCCTGCCGTTGGAGATAAATACGCCGTTTTTAACATACGCATGCCGGAGGCGTATATATCCGACGACCCATCAAAAACGGGGGCATCGTGGGACATGTTCCGCGAGGCAGTGAAATATTTTGCGGAAAATGAAGAAGACAAATTCCGATTCACCGGAGAGATGGACGGAATATGGAGCAAAAGCCGATGGCTCGAGATCGGCGGAAAAATTGTGCCGGGAGGGCATGTGCTGTTCTCCGATCCGCAGTTTCAGCCGGATGGCATCCTTATTAGGATCACAGCCGTAAAGGACTATGTAAACAAGCCGCACAAACCGGAAATCACATTGTCAAACGCTCCAGTGTCAGGATCATTCTCTGCTGACCTGGGAAAGATCGAAGCGGAGGAGGTTGTCCGTGAAGCGGATAAAAAGGATTTAATCCGATATTCTAAACGCCAGTGGCGGGATGCAAAGGAAACGATGTCCATGCTGCATAAGGCATTATTGAATTTTTCTGGTAGCATTAATCCATTGACGGTGCAAACGATGCAATTGCTTGTCGGCGATGAATCGCTACAATTCCGTTTTGTCAACTCGAAAACCAATCCGCAACCGGTTACACATAACGTTGCTTTCAATGCTACTACAAAAGTATTGACAGCCGCCGCAGGGATCATTCAGCACATGACAATCGGGGTCACGTCCCTGAAAAAGTCGCACGCAGCGTCGGAGTACAAATATTGGGATATGACAGCCTACACATCGCCGGCACTTGATCCAGAAAAGGCTTATTACCTCTATGCCCGATGTGCAACATCCGGCACGACTGGAATATTTCTTTTATCCGAGACAGTAATCGGGATGGAAAGTGTGGCAAACCAGTATCATTTTCTGCTTGGCATCCTGAACAGCGAACAGGATGATGATCGCTCATTTGCGCCGCTATACGGCTATTCCGAAATATTACCTGGCCGGATCACAACCGACCGCATCGTGAGCCAAGACGGTTTAACTTATTTCGATTTGCTGAACAGTGTTATCGGAGGCCGGATTAAGTTTCTGTCATCAGGAGCAGAGACGGATTTAGAGGCATGGGCTGAAAATACGGAAACGAACATACAGGAAATAGCATCATCGACCGGTGGCAAAATGCTTTATAAAGACCCGACGTTCAAATCGGGGGTAAATGGTACAAGCAGGTACAATGATGCCGGAGGGTCTACTACTTTTTGGGAACGGATCGCAAAACCGTCAGACGCACCAAGTGACAGTACCCATATAATGAGGTATAGATATGAAGGTGCACCCAGTAGCCCGAGTTTTGGCGGATTTGCATTTCAAAACTCTACTCGTCCCAATGCTGTGTTCATAGCAAAAATAATTGCAAAAATACCGCTTGGTAAGCAAATTAATTGGCATAATAATGCATATGGGACAGGTGCGTATTATACTTGGCTTACTTCGCAATTAGGTACTGGAAAATATGAAACTTACATTGTCAAAGCTGTATGCGGAGCGACAGGAACATTTAGTTCAATAAACTTTTTTGCTTTCTCAGGCGGATCAGGAGCATTCACCGTCGAAGTGGCTTATGCTACGGTATTCGACATGACCTTGTATGACGATACGGCGGATCAGGCGAAACAGGACGCTGCCGCTATTCAGGCAAGAATAGAAGAGGCGGAATACCTCAAGTCTGCATTAAAGCAAGCGACCGAAATAGTCGGAGGGCTGATCCTT